GTGTGCTCTTCCGATCTATTTTGAAAGCTTATGGTTTAATGCTATCTCTACTCTCATTTAACTATAATATAAATAGACAAAACCCAATGCTTTCAAAATTATCTAATGATACAATTGTTTCTATCGAAAATAAAGTCAATTCAGATATAGCATTGTTATATATAGCTCCTATATATTATTACAATTTAACACAATATATATTACGAAATAAATTACATCAATCCGTTTTAACAAGCTCAAAATATTCAGCCTTTTTATTCTATAACGAAATAATGCCTATTTTAGGGCTTACAGACACACAGATAAATGAAATTATTTCTGAAGTTTTATGGAAACATGATAAAGATATATCTAATAAAATTACTTCAATAATTTCAGAAAAGATATTAAATGATTTTTATCTTGATGATGAATTATTAAGAGATTTATATATGAAAGTATCTTTTTGGTCTGTATCCTACATGCCAGCAACATTTAGTCAACTAGATTCTATCGATACTGCGTTTAATTCAAAATAGAAACAAAGAAACATACCCCCTCGAATTCGAGGGGGTATGTTTCTTTTATCGTTCTTTTATCGTTCTCTTATCGTTCTCTTTTGGGTCTACGTCTGTAAATATCTCCCCACTGAGGTTCCATATCATTTACAACAATATCATAAGCATTAAAAAATAACTTGTTGAACTGTGCGGGTACACCAGCAATAAGGCCACCAAGATTAGCTAAAGGTTCGACAGCTTCTTCTGATTCGGCCTTTCCTTGAATCACTTTGCCTAATTTTGCACCAGTACGTTCTAACTGTTCAAAAGCACCTTGTACAGCAGTCATCCTATAACCGTATGTTCGCATTCCTACCATATTGCTAACAAGAGTATTAGCAACTTGTCCAACAGGCCCTAACAAACTCATAGGATATTGCAAAAGTTCTTTACCATATTTTACCCATCCGTCATCATCTTCCTCAAAAGGAGGCTCTAATGCGAGAGCTAAATTCAGCAGGCAAAACATAAAATACTTAGCTGCAGCAAAAGCAACTATTCGCTTAGATGCTTCAGCTTTTCTGCCGGCACTCCACTCACGACCAAAAATTCCAAACTCTCTTTGCCACTGATTAAACTGCGTATTAAAAAAGCCCTGGAATGTTGTAAATAATTTCATAAGTGCGCTGCCACGCTGAATAGGAGCAACGTCTGTAATACGGCTACTGCCAAGCGTACGCCTAATAACAGTCTCCGCAAACAACACGGCTTCCTGTTCGCTGGCGCCTGCATTGATTTTCTTTTGATATGCCTGAGCCCAAATTGGTATAGCAGAAATATTATCTGTTGCAACCAAAACATTGGTACCAAATTCAACTGCAATTCTTTCAACTGGATTTAGCTTTCTACCTTCATCTTTGATATCACGCATTGAAATATCGGGAACTATAGAGCGTTCTTTCATAAAAGGTGATTTAGAATAGACAAGATCTCTAGTAGTTCTCCAGCCTTGTCCATTTTGCATATTCAAAAACAAATTTCCATAAGCAGCCATTACGTCCTTATAACCAAAGCCTTCAACAACATTGCCATATAACAATGGATTGCCTAAGTTTTGAACAGCAGTTTTGAAGTTAAGCATTATTGCTACATTGACTGTCTTTTGGCGAATCCAACTTAAACAATCACCCGCATCTCTTTCGCTTATAGAACTATAGCCTCCACTACCATAAGGTTGAGCCGTTTTCTTTAAGAATTCTTCAAATGCTTCAAAATTAGCAATACCTAATTTTTCTTTCAGCAAAGAGTACATTTCAGGATCGTTCATTATTTTACGAAAGCTTGTCGTCAACTCTCTATAACAGAGATCGTGTATATTATCCATAACCGCAGAATATTCGGCGCCTTTTCTTAAATCCAACGGATATACACTTTTATCGCGAGTTTTAGTTCCGCCAGTATTAGTATGCAAAGTTCTAATACTGTTTACCGAACGTTTATCGTTTGTTGCCGGTACAGCATCCAATGCCGCAGGATGACTGCCGCTATCAGAATATCTGACCAAAGGAACATATCCACCACGAAAAACAACTTTGGCACCATTGCGTAAGGTAAGTTCCGCAGGTAATGCATCAACACGTTCCGGAGAAAATCCGGTCATTCGTTTTACCATATCAGACGTTTCGTCCCAATGAGCATTGCAGGCATCAACAACCTTTTGCGCATAATTGATATCCGTTTCTGTTAAAACATTACCTAAAAATTCAAGCAAATTGCTTCTAGTTAGTTCAACATCACCTTCAACCCATAAATCAGAACCTCTAAAGAATTCTGTATATGTGCTTTTTTCTCTTACAGAACATAATTTATATGAGCTACTTTCTGTGCCCAAATACAAAAGCATTTTTATAAGATTATGTTTTGATACATTAGCGTTAAGTGCTTCGTAATAAATTTCTTTATCTGCTGCTTCCACAGCTTTTTTATCAGGCAGCCATTTTTTAGTAGCATCAGCAATACGTTCCTCAAATTCCATTGTATATACAGCTTTTTTATTAGCTGCAATTTGTACGCTTTCACCAAAGTGCTTACTGAAAAATCCATATTTCCAGCCGTCCATACGTTCAAAGAAATTGTCAGTATTAGTAAGACTTCGTACAAGCCTTTGCTGTGGTTTGACATTTTCTTTAGAATTAATACCAGACTGCCATTTAGTTTTCAATTTTAACAGATTTTCAATCGCCTGATCTTTGAACTCTTTATAATCTAATGCCTTTCCATACCAGGTTATATATTTTTCCTGTTTAGAAATTGCTTTAATATTTTTTAATGCATTTATTACATCTTCAAAGCGGTCAAAAGTCAACGTTTGCATCGGAGAAATAAAAGTTCTATTTTCATCAAGCAACCAATCAGCAATGGAAACATTATCATATTCATTCTGCATTGCTGCAGCATATTCAGCTAATGATTGTGTTCTAAATTCCGGATTATACTCTTTATGATTCAACCCCATCCGTTCCATAAGTGCCGCAGCTTGCACAAAATGTTTTTCATCTACCCATGTATCCTTTTTAGCTTTCATCTGCCGCTTAAGATATTTTTTGTATTGTTCGATTTTTGCACGCATATTAAGGCTTTCCTGAACCATAGCGTGATTAAGTGCTTGTAATCTTTTATATTTTAGCGCTGAATCATAATCATTCTTTTTGGCGGCATCAATCGCTTTAGCAGCAGCACGACGTTCTGCTGATATATACTTACTGGTACGAACAGCATCAGCAACTACCATATTACTCAGCTCAGTTTTAGCAGCTAATTTTGCCTGCTGACGACGTGCTCTAGCCAGTGCTAATGCTTGTTCTGCACTACGCTGTTGAGCCAGAATCCCAGCTGCAGCATCCTCTATAATTTGCTGTTCCACACCAATTACCAGTCCGCTATCATCAGTATAAAATGCTTCTCGTGCAGCTTGTTCTGCTAATCTGCGTTCTTTATAAATATCCGGGAATTTAGTCTGTACCATCTCATCCGCATATAAAGTAATAGCCTGTTGTAATGCCGGCTCACTTAATAATTTTGATGAAAGTTCATCTCCAGAAGTAAACCCACTAGCTTCAGATATCATATCAAATTTAACAATATCCAATTCTTCTTTTTCATTGAGCGGTTTTGATTCTATATCCATAGCTCTAGATAAAAGTTTTCTATAATATTCTGCAACAGCTTTACCTGTTTTATATTTTGGGAAATCTTCTAATAACATATTTTCTGCTGCATAAATTGGCTGTTGTTCCAACTCTTGACGTATCGCAGGTAATATTTCTGCTCGATATTCTTCAATTTGCATCTTACGTTGATCAGTAAAATTTTCAAGGCTCTGCTTTGTCAGAAGGTTTACTGCTTTTTCATGCGCTTTAACTATAACATTCTGCAGTCTGCGTTTTGAAGCTTCCGAAAGGTTATCTGTAATTACCGAAGGCAGCTTAGCAAAATATCCGTCAACACGCTCCATAATATTAATATCTTCTTGGCTGGCAAGCATCCTATCAAATACTTCTTGCACTTCCTGTGTTATAGGCACAGCATATTCATTTGTAGAAATAAAGTCTTTAATTGTTTTATAGGTTTCAAGTAACCACTTTTGAAACCTAGATAAAGGCCCCTGCATTTCTTTAGATGGAGATTTTCCAAGCATAATATATTGCTCTGCAGCAGTTGCCCAGCGCTCATGAGCAGCAGTTTTACGTTTCTGTTGTTCTTCTGTTAATTCTTCAAACGGTTTATTTAACTGATTCCATTCCAATTCAGTCAATTCAGCATAATCAAGCATAGTCTGACGGTCTTTTTTCATCTGCTCTGTAGCATTAGGGAGTGCCCCTTCACGCATGAGATTCTCAATAAAGTAATGTCCGACAGCTTCATGAATAACAGTGCTCATATCAGCACCTTCAAACAGGCTGATAATTGCTTTGCCTTCTTCGTCCCAGGTGATAGCGCCTTTTTTATCGTTATTAACTTTTTGATTATAACTGTTTATTATTTTTATTGCCTGATCGTCAAAAATTACATATGATTCTCCATCTACCATTCCAACATATTTAATGCCTTTTATCCCTAATTTATTTAAATGTTCAGATGCTGCTCTGGCTGGATTTTCCGCCCCCCTCCTTTTCATTTCAAACATTAATTCTTTATAAAAGCTTTTGCCGCTATTCGCACTCCCGCCAATTCTTTCTAATTCAGCTTTAATAATCTCGCGTACTTTAGGCGGTTGCTTTTCAATAGATTTATCTTCATCAAGTAATACATCATTTTCAGGGATTTCAACCTCAACTAGAGAGCCTTCGCCAGTATATGTATCACGGCGTCCTTTCAATTTATCCCTATACCGTTTAGCAGTATTTTTGCTGAAAGCAAAATACAAACCCCATCCATGGGCCTGTATACCTGTTCCTGTGCCAACAGATCCCAAATCAAATTTTTCAAATTTATGTGGGCTTCCGTGAAAAGCGGTCTGGTAGTATCCCTGCATTTCTTCTCGTCTCTTGCGGAGTGCATTTTCATCTGGTATACTATTATTAAGAAGATTGCCAAGGTTGTTGCCTTTGCTAGCGGAATCGCTGCTAGGAGATTGTAACAACTTGTCAGTCTTAACAAAACCGCTATCTGTTGAAAACGGCATGAGCCATTCGGGCTTCTCGTTTTCAATCAGTTTAGCGGTTTTTTCTTTATTGATGTATCTTAATTTTCCGTTTTCAATTTGCTTAGCAAACCATTCATAGCGTGGTTCGCCTGTCTTATTGTCAGTCTTACCATATGCGCTTATAATTTCGTTCATAACATATTTATTGCTTTTATTATCTACTTCAAGCTCAAAAGGCACTACAATGGTTGCTCCATTTTTAGATTTTAAATCTAGAGCAACTATTTTTCTTTTTGCACCATTCTTACCATCATAGGTATCAAATATCATTAAGGGATCAGTTAATGCCCTAGGTATCTGCTTCACTATATCAGCAGACATATCACTTTTATGTTTTCCATTTAAAACTTTATCAAGATTTTCAACAGACATATCTACCGGCAATATTTTAGCACCAGCAACTTCTAACGCAAGAGGTGTCTGCATTACTCTAATAGTTTTATCTACCAATTTTCCTGATATAAACTTATCAATATTAGCAGCGAAGTTATTTTCATCCTCAAGCAATTTTTCGTTAGCGCTTTTAGTTTGCATATATCGGCCATTAGGCGTACTGACAACACGCTTGAAGCTTACAGGTTTATCCCTGAAATACTGCATAGGGTCATCAGGATTAGCAATATTAGCATGACTGCTTAATAAAGCTACCGTATCTAATGCTTCCTGTTTAGTTGCTCCTGCACTTAATAATTCTTGAATACGCGTATCTTTCCATACTCTAAATTCTTCATCATTAATATCTAAACGCTGATATTCTTTTTGCAATTCTTTTTGCATTTTTTCCTTACTTATAGAATATCCATTATCTTCAAAAATAATGCTATCTTTAACAGCAGAATAAAAATCGGGCTTCTGTGCAGCCATTACTTCAAAATTTCCCTGCATAATGTCGATATCAAGGCCTTCTTGAGCAGCACGTTCGATATTATTAGCTTCAACGCCCAAAGATGCCGCTATTTCATCAATATTCTGAGTTTGAGCGTACTGATATAAGGCTTCGGCATCTATAGATATTTTACTTCCCTGCAAATTAGAATTGATAACACTAGCAGCATAAGCAGGTTCCGCTCCGCTTTTTTTTACATTATCTATTCTTTCTTCAAGTGTATTAAGCTGTTCTTTATGAACATTACGATCTAGTGCTACTCTAATAGTAGACGCGCCGCCACCTAAAATACCACCAATTAATCCAGCATACAAAGCATTTTTCGTATATGTCCCAACATTCTTATCAAATTCTGCGGCTAATTCCTGAATACTTTTACCTTCATTTTTAGCAATCATATTCGTAATTTCTTCCGGATACTGTTGAATACCTTCAGTAAAAGCTTCCGTTAATGCGCTTTCACCTATTTGTTTTAATTTTTTACCTAATGTGCTTCCCGCCGGAACTCTTTTCAGCAGTTTCCCCAAAGATAATCTTTCTAAAGGAGTTTGTATTATTGCATTTGCGATACTTGCCTGAGCCGCTCTCTTAGTATCAACACCTTCTTCTTTTAGATCCAAGTATTGATTTCCTGCAATCTGAGCGCCCATTAACGCTGTACTAGCGGCGCCACCTGTAAAAACTGTTGCAGCCACCTGGGTAGCGAGTTGCCCGGCTCCCTGTACTAAGTCTAATCTAAATTGTTCTGCAACAGTATCTCCTTTTACATTAAATGGCTGCAGATGTTCAGACTTTAAGGCTTCGTCAATAATTGCTACTCCCTCTGTCATTGGCTGATAATTAGGTTCTCGTTCTCTTCTTGTGGCAATATTATAATCTCTGGCCATTGCTAAAGTTCCTAAAACACTGCGTTCTAATAAATTGATAGACCCATTGTAAAAAGATTTTACATCTTTCCATTCTCTATCTTTCACATACTGTTGGTCAAGAAAGTCAAAATTCCTCTGTTCTATAGAGAGTTTTTTAGGTTCGTGAAGAGCATTATAAGTCAAAGGATTATATCTTGATTCAAACTCAGACTGTAATATTCTCATTTTTTCAGAATCCATATTTATCACCTCGTTATTGTATATAACCTTGCTGCATTCATAATTTCTGTTGTACCATTAGACAATCTTACAGAATATAAATCTTCACCAATTTCTGTGACACTTTCTATTCCACTACGTTTATAATCAGCCAAACTTAATTCAACCGTTTCATTCCTATTTAAAAAAGTCCCCCTAGTTTCCATATATCCTACTGGCTGCTTAGTTATAAATTCTTTGCCTTTTTCAATTACTTGATATAACGGCGGAGTAACTCCTGTTTTTTGTTCCTCACTTATAATCCACTCTTGCAATAAAGCTTTCGCACCTATCCAAGCTGCTTCTTTTGCAGGATTTTCATCAATATCGCCAACAATTTGATATTTTATATCATTGTTCCAATCATAAGCAAACTCCCCTTTTCCTTCTTTATATTTATCATATGTTTTGTTAGCCTCATAAATTTGATCAGCATTTAATCCTTGTTCTTTTGCAAATTCAAGATACTCCTCACGTGTAGCAAATGCATGATCACCTAGCATATCATTTACTCTTTTTACTGTTGTAGATGATGCTTTATTGCTACCTTTTTTACCATTAGTACCGTAAAAATAATCTGCTGCAGATATCATTTTCTTGCCAGTTTCAATATCTAAACCAGCAGTAGATTTAATCCAATCAATTGCCGCTTCATAAGAGACCCCTTGTTGCTGCATCCCATAAATATCACCAACAATCTTTCTATATAAAAGATCATTATACTTCTTCTGACGTTCCTCTTGATCTTTAATTATATTTTTATATATTTTGGAAACTGTTTGACCCTCTTCAAAACTCATTTTAGGGCTTTCTGTACCCATTCTGCCTAATATACTATCTGCATATTCATTAATGGATGGTTCATCACCATTGCCTTGTTTCCTATTCAAAGCCTCCTCGCTGTAGCTTAAAGCACCTTCTCCAGCATACCAAGCAATAGCAGCACCTCTCGGCCCATATTTATCCCAATACTGCTTTAATTTAAATCTAGCTACCTTCTCTTGATTTTCAGGCGTCATTTTAGCATTATCTTGCAATCCCGCCTCTTTACTCCAAGCAGGCCAATTTTCAGGCATTATTTGATATTTACCACTTGCACCTGTACGTGCATTTACAGCATCATAATTCCCGCCACTTTCTTGACCGGATATAGCATTCACAAAACTATCAAAACTAGATGTTCCGTTCTTCATACTTTCTAGCGCAGCCATCGCAGCATCGCTATCATTTCCATATTGTTGATAAAGTTGCTGAGCTATTTTATAACTATTTTCGAGTTGCTCTTTCTGATTAATTATATAATTGAAAGAATTACGCTGATCAGGTGTCAAAACATCATTAAAATATCGCACAAGTCTTTTGCTTTCTGTGTAGTCCTGGTTAACTATAGCCTGTTTAATTACTGCTGTACCCAGTCTACCAAGCGCTTTGTTAGTTTCCAATTCAACACGTTCTTCACCATATGTTCCAAATATATCTTCAACACTAAAGATTGTTTTGTTAACAGCATCTTTCAAAGCTTGAGGATCATTTGGATTTTGCATTAGCGTTGTCGTAATCTGATTTTGATTGTTTTCATAAGTAGTATTCTGCCAAGCTTCAAACTGCTGCGCTCTGTATTGCCCCAAAACTCTGCGATTAGCATTATCAGTTTGCTGTGTGCTGTAATCAAATAACATAGCACCTTTGCCGTACTTTACGCTTTGAGGACTTTGAGCCATAAGTTCGCTGCGTATCTTTCTTTCACCAGCTTCATACTCACCGACAATGTCAAGAGCACCTTTTTCTTTTTTCTGCATCAACTGCATTCTTAGATCGTTAGTACGTTTTACATACTCATTATTAGCCTGCAGAACGTCGGTTCTTATGATCTGCTCTCTTACCTGCTCAACACCGGCCTGAATAATTCTACCGGTCTGGGATGATTCTCTTGCAACAGCCTGCTGACCGCTGTTATCATAGCGGACATTAGATGCTTTACTTGCCGGCGCTCCTAACTGCGCGCCTACTTGAAAAATGTCGATTGCCATATCCTAGCCTCCTTTTGGGTATAGAAAAAGCGCTTTAACAAATTGTTAAGCGCTTAAAGGTGTGTTATAATGTTGTCCGAGATAGTTTAACTATGTTGGCTTATCAGTCCGTAACTGATTGGTGGTGATCCTATGAGCATATATCAAGCATTATCCCTAATGATAGCGTTTGGTATTCTCGTGGCTACCATTATTCTTGCCGTAAAATAGCAAGAAAATAAGCCCAACGTAAGGTCGCGGGCTCGTTTTCAATCACATTCTTGTTACGAGATGAGCTAACGCTACCACACGTTAAACTATCTCTTTTCACATTTTACAATTATGAGGGAGAGCCAGCGTGCGACCACTGACTATCTCTTTTCGTTTATTATATAATACATTTCGTACTAATGCAAGTACAGTCCGTATTACTTAACTATGCTCTCTTCATCAACTCACTTTAGAAGTAAGTTTTCGGCTTCATCGGGAAATAACTGTAATTGCCTTGCCTATAGCCAGTTCCACTACTGTTGAATTGATATGTAGCACCTGTTGTTACACTAGGAGTTGAAGAACTAGAGGAAGCACCTTGCTTTCCTGCGCTCTTAGGACTGTATAAACTACCTGCAAGGGATAACCCACTCATAAGCATATTATTCATAAGTGCACGCTTACCGGCTTTACGGTAATTGCGTGCATTTTGATTATAGATATCACGTTGATTAACAAGGTCAGTAGACTGCTGAAAAATATTCTCAACGCCTTGCCTTGAATTATAGCGTTCGATAGCAAGCTCTGTTTCCATATTATACGCACTGTCAGCTAAAGCGTTTGCCGCACTGCCTGAAGCTGTTATACCGGAAGCGCCTATATTAGCCCTCTGCTGGCTTAACATAGCGTTCATACGCCGGCGTTTATTTTCTTCGTTGATAGTATTTGACTTAGACTGTTCTTCAGCCTGTGCCTGCAGTTTATCTGCGTTCTGATTCGCTATCTGAGCATTTACCTCTGCCTGTTGAGCGGCAGCGTTATATTGCTGCTGCTGCGCTCTGCCCGAAATAAAGCCACCCAAAAGAGTGGCGCCTATTGTTGCCGCTACGCCCATTATTCATCATCCTTTCTAAACTCAAAAAAGTGATGCGGCAGATTATAAACTCCATGCGGCGCTGGTTCATGTATTTCTGCGCCAAGCCATTTAAGCCAACGCATTATATTATCATTTCCAACATTGACCCAGTTATATAACCTGTCGTATCTCTTTAAAAGCCCTCTTACAGCCTTTTTAGTCTGCCTTCCGACAAATACCTTATGGTTCTCCGTTTCCTTCGTCATAAGCAGCCATACGCGACCCTCGTCGCTCATTATCGAAGCTTTTCTCACTCCATATACAGCAGCGGGTACGCCGTTGATATGCAGGCAGCCGATTTCATCACTGTGCTTCAATCCATCTAAAATATCATTAAGAGCGTTAGGGCCAATAGCAGAAAATAGTTCACTGTAATTATCTAGTTTAAGATTAGCCGCTATATACTCAGCGTCTGCCCTTGTGGGCTTTACAAATTCATACTTTACCATAATACACCTTACCCTTCTATTTCCGGAATCAAAGATAATACAGTCATCGGCAGCGGGTCAGGCTGTTTAATTATTATCTGCTGAGTTTCATCATAAGTGGCAGACTTGATCGTTACTTTAAATTTACCTGTTTGCAAACTAATCGGTTCCCCATAGGCTTCATTACTGCGCCATTTAAATTCATCTAATTCATTCTCCTTCATTCCAAACAATCCACCACGGCTATCTTTAAGTAATAATGTAACTGTAGCAATTCGTTTCTTCCGACTTAAATATGTGCCATCTTGAGCTGTAAAATCTATAGGCAGTGTTTTTATTTCCGCATCTATAGGCAGCCCTACATGGACCTTCTTGTATTTATTTCCAAGAAGAACCTTACCGTTTTCTACAGTTTGCTGAGGAAGTACGTTTCCATCAGCTAATATAGCCACAGTATACCTTTCTAAATGCTCAAGACCTGATATTTCATCGGTCGGCTCTCCTTCATAGGTTATACCACTGTCTACGAAAAACTGATCCTCTACATTAGTACTTTTATCACGGCTTTCCATTATTTCCACATAATACTGCCCGCCACGCTCAATTACTGCATATAACTTATCTTCTGTTGACCCTCCGATATTACATACACTAACAAACTTCCCGCCTGCCGTGGTATGCTGGTGCCATGCGTAGATATCCTGTTCCTTGATGTATGTAAGCCCTAACAGCAAACCATCATCACGCACACACCAAACAATACTGTTAGGTATCTGCTGATAGGTCATAGATATTATTTTATGCCCTTCAAACAAGTGCGAAGCTAATAAATTTAAATCATCACCGGTATATTTATCAACATCATAGCTGTAAGCAAGGTCACGTATGATATTGCCCTGGTGCTGCACATAAATAATCCTGCTGCCGATAGTGACAGGATTAACATCTGACACACCCCTATATTCCTGCGGTTGACTTAAAACATTACTTCCTGTAATGGCTTTGCCTCCGCCGCTTACTTTAAATTCTCCACCGGCTGTTAACAGCAACATTTCACCAAAAGCTATAATTGCCTTAATGCCATTCATTTGTCCACCGTTTAAAGTAGCCGTAATTCCATCATCATCGGCAGACGGTATGCTTGTTCCAAAGTTATAATAGTCTCCTGTTTTGCTTGTCCAGAATGTCTGCGGAAATCCTTTACTTCCCGCAAAGACTAACCTGTCTTCATAAAAACCTGTTGCAGAAGGATACCCTTTTTCACCATTCCAAGCAGCAAAAGCAAAATCGCGGGTTTCATCTGTAGAAGCCAACTGTTTTTTTACAGTCCCTTTCACTACTGTAGGACTGACATATTCAGTGATCAATACATGGCCCGTATAATCTCCGCCGATGCTTTGAATGGTTATATAGCCTCTCTGCTTCTCATTTTCACCGCTCCAAACGCCTGTATTAAATTCAGTAGAAGTAACTCTGTAACTAGCAATACTTTCAGACGTGTTCTCCTCAGTCAAGCTATAATTCTGGCTTCTGTTACCACTCTGTGTTCTTACATTTACCCATTGCAAAGAAATAGGATCATATTTTTCCAAACTAAAATTACCATCCCAAAAACCAAAACTTTCTACATAGACATTGGATTTCGGTAATACGCTAACCTGCAGATTTCCGCCTGTACTGCTTGGTGTCCCTTTTTTGTAATCTGTTTCTAAAAAGTGAGTTAGAGAAAAAAGACTCCCTTCATCACCCTTGGAAAAAATAGCCGAAGAAGCAGTCAGGGTTATGTCACCATACGCCTCCGAAGCTTTTACTGTTGCATTATTGCCAATAGATAAAGTGTATGAAAGCCTAATCCAACCATCATTACCACTCATACCACTAACATTACCATAGCCACCATTGCCACCAAGAGCACCAGATCCATAACTTGTGCCATTACCACCATCATCAGCAGCAGTTGCACCTTTTCCGCCACCGCCACCCAATGCATTGATTCCTAAAGCACTGGAAGTCCCACCACTATTACCATTATCAGCACTACCAGCAATTCCAGTTTGTTTTCCTTGTCCACCGGTACCTCCTGCACCAACTATTAAAGAAATTGGTTCAGAAGGTATTTCTAATATTTCTTTTGTTATAAAAGCACCTCTTCCACCTGTTCCACCACTAAATTTGGTTGAAAGATGTTCAGTTTTTCTTTCTATGCCACCGCCACCGCCGCCACCGCCGCCAGCCATTTCAATATTTATTGACAACGCCGAAGACGGTATTGTTATATTATATGCACCTGGTTTTCTCCATTCTAATACTTTAGTAATGATGCTATTATTATTATACCTAGTTTCATCAAACGGTCCGCCTGTAATATCCATTGCCTCAAAGCGCCAATCTAAATTGCCATATCTTGTAAGTGTCATCGGCGCATGTGCCGGATGAACAATGAAAAGCACGTCAGCACTCTGTGTATATTTTATTTTTGCAGCATCTTCTAAATCTTTATCAGCAAAAAAGTTTTCTATGCTATATGGTGTGCCATCTTCTTTAACAACAATACCACCATCTGTATAAAACTGGCATCTGCCAGCAGTAATTTCAACAATATAATTTTGATCTGTGCTGTACATAAATGGTATTAGCACAGCCTTTTTATTATTATAAGTCTGCGCTATGAACTTAAAGCCTGGTCTATTAGCAGCGCCACCATAACGCAGAGCGAAAAAATTTCTTAAAACAGCAGCCCCGCTGTCATATTTAGCAATATCAGTACGTCCATACATAGACGGTGACAATTCACCGCCGGCAAAACTTGATTTTAATTGATAGAGTGCCATAATTATGCCCCCGTAAATCTTGCTGCCGCTAATCTGTCAATGTGCGGATCCAGCAAATGTTCTTCATCAGCGTCAGTAGAACTGGCTTCTGCAAAATAAGCGTTATAAGCCTGGATACACATCTGCGTTAAATCCAATTTGCCAGTCAACGCATAAGCAATTTCTGCAGCGAGCTTCCATCCAAATGCTTCTACAAATTGAGCATCATATAAATCTGCGTCAGTAACATCTACAGTGTATTCAATCCAGGCATTGCCGATATTAGTATAAATAGCTTTCCCCTGTTTATCCGAAACGATTTTATATTGGTTATTCCTCGGCAGACCACAAAAATGTTCATTATACATCATTCTCAAGCATACTGCATCAGCAGGATAACGATATGCATACTTCCAGTTAGGAGGCACATCTTGAAGAGCAGCTAACTGTACACTTCTTGTAGCAAATGTCCAGGGGAATTTCCTTAACACGGCCTGTCTAACATAGTCATAGCAGCGACGGCATACTCGTGCCGGTTCGCTGGCTTCGTCAAGTCGTTCTATTGTAGCTGCGCCTATATGATTAAGTGCAATATTACAAATCTCAACCTTATCCATAATTTCACCTCTGTTATAAAGAAAGCCGGGGACATATGCCCCCGGCTGATTTAATCTTGCGCCAGTGCCACTAATTCATTAATAATAGATTCCCTGGATTTCTGACTTGTTTTTATTCCCTGTTCTTTGGCCAATTCTTTTAAATCATTAAAGTTCATTGCTTCATATTGGAGATAACGCGGATCGTCATTACCGGAAGATACTGCTGCTGGTCTATTAAGCTTCACAAAATGTTCAGGAACCTTAATATTATCTGCAAGCGTTACAATATCATCACGTCTATACATACGACCCAAAGTAAAACAATTACGCTTTACTTTGTAAGTAGCCATTATAAAGTTACCTGGATGCCGTCAGTCATATAAGCAAAGACCTTGCCGCCCACAGCCTCACTAGCGGTGTAAACCAATCTAATATAACGATTACCATATTTGATTGGAGAAAAGAATTGTGCCACAGTACAAGCCCTTGTTTGAATCAGAGAATCAGGTACACTTACCTCAACCTCATCAGCAGGACTATCAAACCCCTCAGTTGCAGCAGATTGTACTTTAACCTTAGTAATCTTGCCGGAAGTCATTGGTGTGGTCAGTTTTACGTCAAAGTACAGCGGATGCATAAACCCTCCTGTACTTCCTAAATCAATAACACTGCTGTTTGCGCTTGCGCCGGTAACGGCCTGATTCTCAGACAGCAATAATTGAGCATCAATACGTGCCATTTTATATTCCTCCTTTTTAAACAAGCTGAGATTCAGTATTCAGAATAGCTGCGCAACGCTGGAACGGAACGCCCCAGAAATTAACAACAGGTTTTCCTTCAACTGTATCAATAGACAGCATAGTATTTTTGTCATTACGTGCAGCCTTAGCCATAAAAGCCTCAAACTGCTTATTGCAGAAGATCTGCAAATTAACATTATCAGGATTTTCAATCTGATAATAACCCTCGATCAATTTGTCGAAGATTGTAGTAGTAGCAGGATCTTTTAAATCAACATTGGCCAAACGCACAACATAACGAGGATCTTTAACTGCAAGGCCCATGGACCAATTATATTTATTGGTATGAGCAAAGAATACCTCGCCTTTATCATTTGTTACTTTTTGTTTACCCAAATACTCATGAGTAAAGCCTGCGGTGTCGCCTTCTGGGAACAAGCCGTATACCTGCTGCTCTCCAAAGCCTACAAACCATACAGAAGTCAGGTTATCACCTGTGCCGCCGCAATCAATGATTTGGTCTGCCCAAATATCATCCTGATTAGTCTTACTGTAAAAATAAGCGCCTAAACCAGTGAATCTTGCAGGATTTATTTTCTCATCGCCATAGAAAAGCGTAGTCGCCATTTCTTGGTTCATTGCTTCAAGAAAGGCAGCATTCTCGCTCATCATCCAAGAAGCCTGCATATTGTTCTTTCGTGCAAGTTTTTCGTCGATTTCAGCCAGCGCTTCCATCTCGCCGCAAGTAAAAGATACTTGCTTAGTTTTAGACTTGCTCGGCTTAGTCCCGCGGTTAATCATTCTCCACGCTACTTCCGGCAGAGAATAACGCAATGTAGCTTCCTCATAGTCCTTAGAGTTACACATTTTGAACGGCATAATTTTTAAAATCTTATTTGTTTTGGTTTGCAGTTCAATAATTCTTTGATACTTTTTGTCGAACCCTTGACGAGACGCAAAGTCTTGAAGGGTCGCGAAACCTGTCAAATTTGGCATTATTTACCACTCCTTAATATTTTTATTTGAACCCGCCGCCGGGGAAAAACAACTCGGCGTCGCCCAGTTCCTTAGATTTAGGTGCTTGCCCATCAGGCGGTTGGTCTTCCATAAGCAAGCCTCCAATGTTTTGCAGCATTTTTTGTATTGCCGGATGATTGGCTACACCTGTATTTACAAGTACCTGCATAGCCTCACCACCGCCAAAAGTATTAACAGCTAATTTAGCAGCAGCAATATTCTCACGAGAAATAAGCCCCTGCTTTTGACATTCAGCAGTCCAACCGTCTACAATTTCCTCCTGCTTATGCATAACGTCTAAAACTACTTTGCTATGCAAATCAATCAGCTTAGTAGCCTGCTCCTGAGTAAGCTTTGCGTCTTTAGCAATCGCTGTAAAATCAGCTTCCAGTTCAGGCGAAAGTTCCAGCCCTTCCTGTAGGTTGAACTCATATTTGTCAGGAACAACAGGCTCTTGCACAGGATCATCAAATACATTTTTAGGTGTAGTTACAGGATCACCGTCACCTGCAGGCGTTGGCTCTCCACTCGGCTCAACTACCGGAGCAGGTTCTGTTACAAATGGGTCACCGGAAGGAGCAGGTTCACCGCCTCCACCAGCACCATCTGCTTCAAAAAACATTTGTGTAAACTTATTCATGTCTTACCTCCGCTATGTCGTTATCTACTTTAAAAAGGTCATCATCTTCTAAATCAGGAGGGTGTCTAGCACTCTCTGCTTCATTACGCATCAGCATTTCTAAAGAATGTCCATCGTTCAGCATCCGGATATTCTTTAACAAATCAACGCCTACAGCACGTTTACCTGATAAGAAAGCATTGAAGTATGGCTCAGCTGAAAAAACCGCTGTTTCGACCTCTGTGCTTTCCAAAATGGCATAAATAAAACGCCGTCCGTTCTCGGTCCGCATAATAACGTCCAAGTCGTCCAGCGCTTGTTGTGCAAGCATATTCATTTTTTTATTTTTCATTAAATCCCGCCTCCCAGCAATTGATCTAATGCATTGCCACCATTAGCAGGTGTTTCACTCATCAACCTGGCCGCATCAGCATAATCTCTAACAGCAGGCGCAGCAGCAGCCATCTGTTCAGCTTGCATTTGTTCCTGCTGTGCCTGAGCACGTTGTTTGCGAAGTTCAGCTACTTCGTTTTCATCACGCACTATCTTTTCTTTGACACCAGTAGATTCTGCGAAACCTCGTACAGCTTCATCAAGATTGATGATATCAAGCACTTCAGGCTGAGCAGCAGCAAGATTACCAACAAATCCAACTGTACGCTCAATAGCAGGTATTTCAACCATTTTCTGAGCCTGGGCCAAGATAGAAATGAAGGATACTTTTAATTCGCTTTTGTCAATTTCCTCCGGCATAGGCGGAAACAACCCATGTCTCAAGCAAATATCAAAAGTGCGAAGCGTCATAGGTTCTAAAACCTCATTGTGCATTTGCTCAAGTACTGGCGACAACATCAGGAGCTTTTCTTCATGACGCTCTACAATCTCACGCGCAGTCATTTGAGGTCCATCCTGAGATGTAATCATCATAAACAAATCATTATAGAACGTTTCAGATATCGACTGCCGTTTCTCCTGGGACAATGCTCCTATACCTTCATAAGCCTTTGCTCTTGGATCTACAAGTGGATAAGCCTGCTGTACAGTTCCATCAGGATAAAAATTTAGTCCTCCTGGCATTCTGTCAAGCTTCTTCATTGAAGCAGGAAATGCCATAGCCGGATCTGCAGCATTATCAATAGCCCTAAGTTTATTCTTCTCAATCTTCTGTAGCTGCATACAATCGCCCAAAGCATTATGTCCAGGTCCAGAGCCATATACACCATTTGCAATCAAGGTCCAGCGCGGCATGAGGAACGGGCATTCCCTAAACCCTGATATCTTCAGGAATTTGTCATTAGCACCTTTTTCATAGTGATATGAGCGCCAGGGGAAATTGCCTAAAGCCAATTTGTTAGGATCATAATCATCATTACGCTCTATAAGCATTTCAATATCAAAGTATGTTGTGATATTTCCGTCATTATAAGCAGATTTCACGCTTTCCGATACGTTATCAATACCATATTCTTTAACGATTTGGTCTGCGCTTAATCTGAAGCGTCTAGCGAACGTATAAACTCTTCCCCTTGCATCTACACCGCCAGCATATTCACCGCAGGTGTACGGCCTCATCCATATGCCATAATTGTAGTCTTCCAGCATCAAAGAAGCCCCTGTACCAAATTGAGCCATTTCAGCCTCAATCTGCTGCAGCATATTATAAGCATTGCTCTTAGAATAAATACTGCTCATAATCTCCTGGCAATCATCTAACCACATCCTTACAGCGTGGTAATTAGCTTTTTCTTCATCTTGCAAACCAAGCTCAAACCAAGGCCTTGACGGCGATGTCAACCCGCTGTGGATACCAGCCGCACATTTACCAACTGCTTTTTGGGGATGTGGGTCTATAAGGTATTCGTCACGTCTATGCCCTTCTGTGCTTTGGATATCTTCCTCAAACCTGCCCCTTGTCGGATTTATATACCGGCTAAGCATCCTCCACGTTGGCTCATATTGGCTTCGCAATGTATAAAGCTGGGAGATAGTATGTTGTTTTCGTCTTAATTTATCGCTGTCAAACAGCATATCTTTGATATCCATAATCATTCTCCCAACAACATTTTCTTGACACTATCAGAGGTAAGCTGCCCACCAGTCTTATTGGTATAGCTTCTTCCACGAGCTTTAGAGAGTTTTTGAAGCAGGCTTTGTCTCTCTCCCTCTGTCGCACTATCAATAGTGGCCGCTGCTGTACTGCCAGGTGCGCTTTGTTTTATAGGCTCAACACTGCCACCACCACCGCCGCCACCATGTAACTGCATCATAATCTTATGCATAGTCTCACCTCCCTTCACATACCAGCAAACGGATCATACGACTGCTGCCTATTATTCCCCAAATAACATTCTTTTTTAATTACAGGGTAGGCAAAAGTTAAGGCCAATGCATCCGCTCTATTAGGAGATGGTTGACCTCTTTTCTTCATATCATCCTTAGATTCAAGCTGTATTTGTCCTTTTAAATTAACACCAGCTTCAGGTCCTATCAAATCATTAGTTAAAATTTCATCATCTTCAATTACACCACCATTAATTAACCACTCTTTCATATTTCCCCACATCTCAGCCCGTTTATTAGCATAACCCAAATCAGAAGATTTTCCACCAAATGCAATAAGATTCCAAGATCTGCCCATTGTTTCGCCCGCACTCCATATACCTGTTCCATATCCTTGGTCTATGAATACAGCATCAGCATTATATTCGTCCTCAAATCTAGCAATAATACCTGCTGTAACAATATCGTTATCATTCTTTAAACAAGTATATAATCGTTTACTATAGAGGCCTTGCCTCAAGTAAACTACCAACTCATCAGGTCCAGTCCATGCTGGATCGCACCCAATAATAGTAGGCGCAAAGTTAAACTGTTCTTTCCTAATATTTCTGTTCTTAGCTTCTTCAACAATTTTTAAGCTAATAAATTGTAAATCACTTGCATTAGGAAATTCACCAAGAACACGAACTCGATATACATCACTGTCTCGTCCATATTCATTTGCAATACTTTCTATATACTGTTTTGAAACCCTTGGACTTTCTTCGCCATTAAATGTAAGTTTTTCCCAAAAGTGGCGGTTTATATTGTGGCTATTGTAAAAATAACCAGTTACTCTTGTAGGATTACTCGCCATTGCTACTCTTGCATTTTCTGCCGACAAAGCACTTCCTGCTGTTACAAAGACCTCTTCAAACACGCCCGACGCCTCGTCTACCAAAAACAAAATATTATCAGCGTGTATGCCTTGCAATGCCTCTGGTCTGTCCTTGCTTGCTGTTCTTGCCATAGCAAAGCTCCCGGTCTCACAAGTAAAATGGTCATTAGTCCATTCAAATAAATCATGCAGTTGCACTGGCATAGCATTCCACCACATTTTTAGCTCTGCCCATAAAGCATCTTTAAGTTGTGCACTTGTGGGAGCTGTAACAGGAATCTTAGCTTTTGCGAAGCACGTTAAAAACCAAGGAATAATCCAAGCAAAACAAGTAGTCTTTCCTGTACCATGTCCAGACTTAACACTAACCTTAGCTCCCGGCTTAGCTATTGCCTGTAGAAATTCCTTTTGTTGATCTGTTGGCTCAACTCTCCATACTTCTTTCACAAAACGAGCAGGATCTTTTCGCCATTGTGGGATTTTCTTTTTCAAAAATTCGGCGTCTTGTTGGCTAAGCATCATCTATTTCCTCAATAATTGCCGCAAGGCTTTTCTTTATTTCGACCTCATGCTTTTGGATGTATAGACCATCCATTTTATTTAAAGTATCTATTGCCCTTATCCTTGCATTTGGATCAGGTTCTTCTGTGGCGATCTTTGTTAGTAATTCCTGTCGCTGATTTATATCCATTATGTTTTTCTTGTCTTTCCTTGCGGCAAGTTCTTTCAGTCGAGCTTTAATATTAGCCTTTCTTAGCTTTCTTGACGCTGTTACTCCTGCAGAATTCTTGCTATATCCAGCTTCTATAGCTGCTGCAGTTGCATTCGCTGTTTTGGCAAAAGAAAGACAAAATCTTTCTTCCTTCTCTGTTAATGTTCTTTCTTTTGTCATATACTCACCACCTTTGCAAATAAAAAAGCACCTAACCGAAGTTAAGTGCTTTAGTATTAAGTTATTCGATAGTCATTGTTCCTAACTTTTCTCTTAAAGTGTTATTAACTATATCGCTCTTTGATACGATTTCGTCTAATTTAGAAGTAATATCCTTTAATCTTCTCTCTAGTCCGTTTGGAGCGAGACCAGCTTCTTTACAGACAGTACCACCACTATTAGGATTGCCCAATATGAACAACTGTGTATTCTCAACACTTGAATTTAATATCCTAGTAAGACGTTCAATATTTTCTATTTGTTTTTCCAGCGAACCCTTTTTTACATTACATGCTACATCCCAATCACAATTCGGAGTTTCCATACAAATATCGTTCATCATCGCACCTCTTATTCTATATACTAAATTTTGATATATATCACCGTGTTTTATCGGTTTTTTAACGCCGAATGATTTATGTAGATTAAATTGGCGGAAGGCACAGGACTTGAACCTGCAAGCCGATTGCTCGACTGACGCCTTAGCAGGGCGCTGCGTTACCGATTACGCCAACCTTCCGTATGGCGGAGCAGGTAGGATTCGAACCCACACAGCGTATCCCTACGCCCTATCAGTTTTCAAGACTGCTCTCTTAGCCGTTTGAGTACTGCTCCATTATTGCCGCTGTATTACCCCAACGGCAGGGCAGTGTCCAAGCGCTAAGCTTGAACGTTTCACCAAGCTTGTTGTAAGCCTACTTACTTATAATACTATTTTAACTCATTAAAACAGGTAATATGTCGGAAACTTTTTTATTTTATCAAACCTTTTTTCAATGCCAAACCAACAGCATCTCGGAGAAACTCCTTACGAAATTCATAACAGGTATCTCTATTTACGCCGGTTAATTCTGCAATTATTTTCATCGGCTTCCTTTTTTCATATTTTTGATACATAACTTTACCAGTAAGCTGGTTTTCATGTATCTTATAGGTTTCTGCGACAACTTCAAGCCATAGCTCCGGGTTCATTATTATCGACTGATATGGTCCATATCCAAACGATATCATACGTACTGGCTCAATGTTTTTTAATGCTGCTGTTTCTGTTGGATTACTGATAAAAGCATGACCACCACCGCCAGTATGCCCTTTCCTTGCAGTACGCTGCTCTTTTTCTTCATCAACAACTTTTTGTATTTGCTTACGATCCCAAAAGTACCGCTCTACATGCTTAATATACTGTTCTATTAGCATATCAGTCTCCTTCTAGCTTTGCTTTCTAAATCGCCTAAAATAATTCTTCCAAGGATTTATTCTGTCTTCTGCGAGTTGGTTCAAAATAGCCTTCTCAAACTCTTCGCGTTCATATTCTCGTTCACCCGCAACAATCCAATATTCTTGCACCCATTCTCTCGTACCGTCTGCACTTTCAATCAAATATAAGATACCTTTAGAATCTAGTTTGACACCAAGTACTTTACATTCTCCCTTAGGCACATGCACATTATCCCCTATATTAAACTTGCTCTCTATTGTTAATAACATTTGTATCGCCCTTCTTATCTGATAGATTTATTGTAAAAATACTAAACCTTCTTAAAGCTAATATAAACAAAAACGTTAGTTAATATCCAATGTTCATATACAAATTCAAATATCCATTTTATTAGATCAGGATAATTCATGTCTTCACTCCTTAATCATCACATATAGCTTGGCCGCAGTATTTGCAATAATGAGCATCATCATCTACCTCACGTCCGCATACAGGACATGCCCAGCCTTTAGGTATTTGTTGTGGAAAAGGACAGTTTGGTATAAAATGCTCTTCGACTACCAAATTTACTTCTTGCGGTATCTGCTTTTGAGCAGCCGTCAATAAAGTTATATAAGCATCCCTTTTCTCATTCATAGGCATTTTCCAGATGATTGGTTTTAATAAAGCTATTGCTCTTTCTATCTTTAGTATGTTCATTCGGTTTCACCGTCCATAATAGCCCCGCAATTCCAGCAATATTTCTGCTCTTCCTCGGGTATAAAGTCAAAGTGGCTATCGGTTGCAGCAGATTCACCACATACGGTACAGCAGCCATTTTTCCAACATCCTTGCTCACGTTCCTCTACTGCAGGAAAGGTTATTACAACACCAACGACTTTCATTAAACCTGTTTTCTGTCCTAGAAAATATTCATCATTGCCTGGATATATTTCATTTCCCATTCTCTCTAAATATTCCACTAAAGCATCTTTATCTATCAATTCCATATTATTCACCGCTCCTTTAGTAGCTCAAATCATCATAGATATTGCCGATAACTTTTGCATAAGGTTTCCCACCATGGTTTAAATAATAAATGTCACCATAATATTTAACTGGTTTTTCAATTTCCGCTAAGTAGAAAGCTCCCTGTGCATAAGCTACCTGCATACATGGTGGTATCCAATCGTCCATACAGACGATATCGCCTTCAAATATCTTGTTGCCGTTCTTATCACCAAACCCAGTACACTGACCAACAGTTTCAGGGTCAACTTCATGCATAACCGCTTCTGAAAAATCACCAAACTGATAATTTGAATAACTAATAATAAACGCTTTTTCTTTTAAAGGGTCGTCCTGTTGTTGTACAAGTGCCCCATATACCCAACTTTTAGTGATACTGTCTTTACCTCTAAATAATATTTCACGCATTTTTCTTCACCTTCTTGTGTCAAAATATCCAAAAACAGCTATAAAAACTACGGTCAATATAGCCATTAATACCATTGATAAATTCGGTCCTATTTCATACATTTTTTATGCCGCCTTGTCTGTAAACACATATTTTATGATTGGTCATTTCAACCATCCTACGAGAAATTTTATTCCAAATAATATAAGTGTTATAGCCCCTGTAGTGTAAGTAATGACATATAAGCGGCTATGTCTGTCACTGCTGTCAGTCAGAAGTACCAATATAGACCAAAGAGCTGACGCTATAGTCACAGTAATAGATGCTGTAACGACACAATTCATTAGTAAATAAATAACATCCATGATATTCATTGTTCTTTACACTCCTTGATCTCAATTAATGGGCAATATGTATGTCTACCGCTTTCTAAAACCTTAAAATTCTCTCGTACGCCCTCGATATCTATACAAAGAATATTAGGCACTAATGCTTTGCCATCAACTTGACAATACTGCCCACTTTCATCTATAAAAGGACACTTTAAGCAATTCTCAGGCATATCCATTTCTTTAATTGCTATCATATTTTTTGCTCCGTTCTGTCAGCCCAAGTAATCCTACGCGATTTAAACTTAGTTGGCATAGACATAACAGTAAGCTGAATACAGTTGCTACATTCTGGGGTTTCGCTCAACTCACTGTCCTTTCTGTTATTAATGCATAAATAACAATAGTCTAAGTATTTCATTTTTTACTCCTACATTCTTACCCAACGATATTTGTTCTTAGGCATAAATTCAGAAGGTCTACCAAAGCTGTATTTCTCATTAGGCTTACAGTTACTACAAATAAAACTTCCTAGGCATTTGCACTCATGGCACCAGCCTACGTACTTGATTTCAGGTTTTTTCATCTGCTCCACTTCCTTAAACTTCTCTAAAGTCAATGTCCGGGTAACGATATAGCAGCATCTTCTTTTTCAGCAAATACACCTGCGTCCGCATCCCTTTCGTATCGACGTAATATATATGCCCGTCAGCTTCTGTTACCTTGAAATCTGCCTTGTAAATAATCGGCCTTATCTTTTTACCTGCAACCTCATAAGCAGGCTGTAAAACAAATTCAGGCTGTAATTCAATGCTTTTTACTGCACCGGTACGCTGCTGCCAAAGTAAATCTTCGTAATAGGCTGCTTCCTTTCGGCTGTCAAAGCGAATACCGTCTACTTCAGTTATTGCATTGCCATATTTCAGCACAGGTACAGCCCCGGGTAAATTCGCCGGCGCCGTTACGCTGTCCGAACGTATTTTACTTACAAGGTGTGCCGGCAGTTCATTCCACGTCGTCATTGGTACATCGCCAAGTCACCTTTTAATCCTTCATTCTCTCGCCTTAACCGGGCATTTTTGCCACCGAGCCGGTTATTTTTTCTGCGTAGATGTTTAAGTTCAGTCAGTATCTGCATAAGTACTGGTTTCAATACTGGTACATACTGATCGCCTGGTTCTTTTTCGATTAACGCCATCATAATTTTTATATTTATTGGTTTCACTATTTCCAACTCCTTATATTTAAAAGGCCGCCCCCTACGGGCTAATCACCTCCGCAGGGGTATACTTCCCTTTATGCTTGTATATAGTTAGTATGCGCGGCCGTTTTAACTTATCGCCAGATCTGCCACTCTACAAAAACCTCAGCTAAAGCACAACCGAGCTGCCATAGGAAACCTGCAGCAAAGATAAATAATAATGTGTATACTGCTTCACGCTTCATTTTCTACCTCCACAATTGCCGCGAACACAAGATATACCTGTTGCGGCACACAACCATTACCTAACGCCTTTAGTCGTTTCGCCCTGTTTTTCTGACCAACTATCACTCTTGGCGGTTCATATGCGTATTGTTCTACATTTATTGCAGCAGGCCAGCCGGTCCAGCTTTCAATATCCTCATTTGCAACATCTATGTCAGTCCAACCTATTGGTAGTCCCATTAGTAGCTCAACCCAATCGGCATTTAATTGTCCTTCTGTTTTATTCAGTTTCACCTTGTTTGCCAACTGATTTATATGATGTCCCGTTGATAAATGTTTTGCAGAATTACTTCCTTTACTATCTCTAGCGGCAGGTGTTGGCCAGTTTTTCACTTGGTCTACGAGTGTTATTGCTGACTGACCAGTTTTTAAACACTTTTCATAAAACATCTTAGATTTAGGCCCTTGTGCACCATTATGCGACTGCGGGGTTCGCCAATATGCCTTTACCTGATTATTTACTCCTTGCTGTTTGCTTTTAGGACTGCGTCGATCGCTACAGTCCGAAGTATGCCACAATAAACACTCGCTCTCGTTCATGCGGCGCTCCAACATCGGCAGCTCCATAGCATGACCATCCAACACGATACCCCATTTCGGCCAAGTCTCGGAGTACAGTTCCGAATCCTCCCCCCCGAATCCCGGCAGCAGAGATTGAGAGTAACCCGCGCACGTTTTCTGCCACGATCCATCTTGGCTTAAGCTCGCAAATAAGCCGGGAATACTCTCCCCAAAGACCGGAGCGGGTAACGTTCCCTTCACTATCAACGAAACCAGTTCTTTTACCTGCTGTGCTAACATCTTGGCACGGAAATCCTCCGCTGATAATATCAATCTTGGGTATTCCATCGCCTTTAAGTTTTTCTGCCGTGAGTTCTCTGATATCGCTGTAAATCGGCACATTTGGAAACCTCCTTCGCAATATTTTTTGCGGGTATTCCTCGATGTCACAAAAAGCCACTGTTTCTATTCCCGCCCAGCTGGCAGCAAGGTCAATCATACCTACCCCGCTAAATAGCGATAACATTTTCATTGTCCTCACTCCTGCTCGCTACTTATGCTAACGCATTCCTTGTCCTGCAATCTTTTAAAATTATTAATTATCTCCCGCGCCTTCACGGCCCGCAGATCATCGGACCACATCAAGCAGCTCGGGCAAATATGCACCTCAAAATATCGACCTCTGTTTACGTGACTACCCGCCGTTGTATCCTTATGGCATATATCGCAATTCATAATCTCACCTCAAAACGGTTCTGACTTATTAGTGTTCAGCTTGTCAAAATATTCTTCGCCTAAAATCTGTAGTTCTGCCATATCTGCAGCAAGGTTATACATTTTTGCGTGCTTATTATTTCCATGTGTATCGGTAACCTTAGCTCTAAATTCGGCAATAGTCCCTAAGAAACAACCACAAGACACTGTTATACCTTTGTCTTTATTTTTGAAAAATGTCGTAAAACTAAATCTACTACCAATGCGACCGATCAATAAACACCTAAGCGTTGCCGCACACCCTAGCGTTGCCGTACACCTCAGCGTTGCCGTACACCTTAGCGTTGCCGCACACCTTAGCGTTGCCGCACACCTTAGCGTTGCCGCACACCCTAGCGTCGCCGTACACCTTAGCGTCGCCGTACACCCAAGCGTCGTCGCACACCCAAGCGTCGCCGTACACCTCAGCGTTGCCGTACACCCAAGCGTCGTCGCACACCCTAGCGTTGCCGTACACCTTAGCGTTGCCGCACACCCTAGCGTTGCCGCACACCCAAGCGTCGCCATCTTGCGCTAAGTTATCTTCTTTTTCCACATATCCACCAAGTTCACCAGCTTCAACACTTCCAAAGCTAATTAAAGCCTTAATCCTAAATAATTTCTTGCCCCATTGTTCTATAAACTCTGCTGTCAACTCATACTTTTTCATAGTTACCGCTCCTTTAAACTTTAGCTAAATCACCTTGACGACATGCTGACCGTTTTGGTACTACATCAGGCACTAACGGATGATATTTATAACACCGTTCACGATCAGCTACCACATAAGTAAATCCGCTTTCTTTATCTACCCTCAAAAACGGTTGATGTCCGCTGTATGGACAATCAACAGTGTTAATACATTCAGCGCATTTTCGTTCAACGTCTGCGATAAAGCTGATATCGTTGTAATTACGCTTTATAAAGCTATCATCGGCGTCAGGAAAAATCCTCTTTGCTGCAGCTCTAACTTTATCGCTCACTGGCTGCCGTAGTTCGCCAAATGTTTTACCGGCAGCAAGATCAGCAAATAGCTTCTTCACAAACTCATTTGCCGCTTTAGAATTACGCTCAATAGCCTTCTTCTCTGCACCAATTTTATTTTGTCGTAGGATTGATAAAGTATTATTAATATCTGCCCATGTTGGCCAATATTTATTATTATCAGCGATATAATCAACAGTATCGCCCCACATCTCAATGTCTGTGTATTTATAACGCTCCAGGGTTTGCCTTTCGATAGTTTTTTTTGCATCTTCGCTTCCCCAGTTTGGCTTTAATCCCGCCGCCTGCCACACTTCATACGCTGCCGTTATCTCTCTAAGTTCCAACATACGGCATATCCCTCACTTCCTCCCAGTCCAGCCCCATAAAACAAGCCAGTCTGTATTTTCTTTTCTCTGGAGGTATCGCTGCCCAGCGCTCCTTATTTTTTGCAATCCATTCGTCTTTCTCTTGTGCTTCCCTGTCAGCAGCTTGCACTGCTTCAGACAATTTGATTTCATCCGTCCAACGTTCATCCTGCAAAAAAGTATCAGGATCAGGTATGTACCTTCCGTTCTCCTCCTGCCACTGATTAGTTTTTTTGTATCGCTCAACAGCAGCATTAATCAATGCATACTGTTCTTCAGAGTGTACACGCATATTCATCCATGCTATTCTTGCAACAGGCTTTTTCCTTTTCGACGGATATAATTCCCAAAATAATTCAAAACCTTTTTCTTTTTCGTTAACCTCTAATCTATTTTTGGTTTGCTCGCATGCGCGCGCGTTATTATTATTATCATTGTTTATCATTGTTATATTATTATCATTATTGTTAGATGTTAGCTGACTGTTAGGTTGTCTGTTAGGTGTCTGTTGACCGTCTGTTAGCTGACTGTTAGGTTGTCTGTTATCGACTTCCCTTTTTCCTTGATAAACCTGCCAGTTTACTATAGTTATCAGCCTTCCAGTCTTTGTTGATTGGTCTGTTAAAAAATTCATATTTTCAAACTTTTTTAACGCAGTCCTTACATTTTGGACTGTTAGTCCATTTCCGCAAGCTTTTACGATATTAGGCAAGCTGGTTATAAATTGTCCCGGTTGGCAAATAAATTCTTCTCCCTGCCAATACCACTTTTTTTCACTGTGATTTGCCATTAAAAGCAGAGTGATTAAAATTACCTTTTGCTCAACTGTCGTAACCTGCCAAATCGGACTATCTAACAATTTTCGATGTAAAGCAATAAACCCAGTATTCATAGCACTTTACTCCTGATGGTCATATTTTGTAGACAAATACGCTTTTACCTTTTGCCCAATTACAACGCCCTCGGCGGCATTGTGGCGCAGGTAATGACAGTCATTACAAAGCATTGCCATATCTTCAAGCCTATCCTGTCCACCTTGTGACTTTAGCGGCTCGTGGTGTGGCTTAACTCCAGGCTCAACAAAGCTATTGCAGTTTACACACAAACAATCATCACGCCGATATACTTCCTCGCAGAGTTTTTTTAGCGCTTTACCCTTAAGTCTTATCCTCTTTATTTTTGGAATCATCTTTAACGCCCCACTCCTTGATCAGCTCATCTAATTCTTCCTGCGGCCTTGTTTCTACACCAATATCTTTTGCCATAGATACCAAACAATCTATAAAACGGCTCATCTCTTTCGTGTCATAAGCACTGCTACCGTAATATACCCTTACATTGCTATAGCCTTTAATGTTCTGACATTCACCAAGCAATTCAGCTATCCAGCCAACACCATTGCTTTGCCAAATTTCAATAGTTCTGTTTACAGCGTCAGTTGGCACTGGCCATATTCTGCCGTAACCACATTCCCGGATTGCCTTCCTGTAAACATCTTCCTTGCTGTGAAAGCTCTCTTCTGACAGCTTTTCTGCTATCCTTTGGCATAATACCCAAGCGTATTTATTAGCGTCGTTAGAACGCCCTTTGCGCCATTGCTTGACCTCTACAACATACTGCTTTTCAGGATCGATTTTATTGATTTCTTCTTCCTCTGATAAAGGGACAGGTACTACTAAATTTATGTATCCCATCCCTTTTAACGTCTGTAAACCTTTAACTGTTAGCTTCATTTTGCGCCCACTTACTTTGCGTTAATCTTCATCTTCGGCATTTTCGCCATATTCTTTTTTTAATTCCTCGAAATATTGATTTTTAAATTTTTCCAGCTGGCGCTTTGCCTCGTACGTTGCCGAGTTCGCCCTGTCGATATCATATTTTTTTGTAGCCACTTCCTGCACCAATTTTCGATATTCGCTTAATGTAATTGTTACAGTGACTTCATTTTCAGCGATATAATTATCAGTACTGTCATGATAACTTTCAACTTTTTTCCCATATACTTGTTCCATTTTTAATTCCTCTTTTCAAAATTTATTTAACTGATGAATCCCTAAACCTTCCAACTTCATTTTGCTACTGCCTTTTGACAGTTCATACAAAGAGGCCTGCCAAATTTCTGCACGCTGTAATCGTGAACTCTTTGACTGATTTCAACTGTACATTCTTGACACATCAAAAATTGTGGTCCAGTATTTTCGTCAGGAAACGCAGGCTTAGTTTGGTTTATAGGTGTAGGCAGTTCTGCTTTATTTGATGTTTTAGTGGTTGATGGTTCAACAGATTGCCGTTCTTCTCGAACGCTATATTTACCATCGCAAAACCCCCTGTACACATCTGCTGCAACGCCAATATTTTTCATAGCGTTACCAAGTGCGTCAGTAAGACACATCTTAAAGGCTTCATCATTTGCTGTAAGTCCAGTTTTATATTTTTGAACAATGAAGTCGCCTCCACAACCAATGATAGGCTCGCTCCAACTATCACCGTTTTTGATAAACAAAGCTACCGTCATATACAGTAATATTTGCTTATCCTCTAATGGATATATAGTCTTATCTAAAATTTCAAATTTCCATCCAATACCACACAATCCAAACTGAGCAGTAATAGCTTCAATCTTCCATTGTGGGTTTATATCACTTTTTCCCCTTAGATTACCTGCTTGGATTGTTTTCAAAGCATCTGTAGGCGGGGTTGCTAAGTTTGTATATATATCAATCATGTCCTCCACCTCACTTTATCTGCACATTCTGATGCTCTACTACCTGTGCCCCATCAATCTTACTGCCAGCTTTGATCGCAGCCTTGATAGCCGCTTTGTCAGGTGATGTTGATGTAACAACTCTCAAAAATTCTGTCGGCAGCTTCTCCTTATCGGTAATTTCCACTGTCTCACTTTTTTTGTAGCTGACTGCGCCTTTGGGAGTCTCAAATTTTTCACCCTTTAAAGCGTAGGCTACATAACCTTTTAACCACTCCGCCTTATTTTTTAAGGTAGCTTTTCTTTCCGTCAGCCTTTTAATTTCTTCTTCAATGGCTGCTGTTTCTGCCATTTTGTTTTTGTAAACCACAAGGCAGCCTTCAATCTTTTCTACTCTATCAATCTTCAACTGATCTATATCCTCGGCAGTCAATATTTCACCTGTTTCAGTATCTACCATTCTTTCAGTATCAAGTTCTAGCAACCGCTCTAATTGTTGATTAATTTCATAAAGTTTCATATTTACACGCCCCAATCTTCAATTTTATTTTCAATCGTATTTGCACTGTTTTTAATCCATTTCAGCAAAACATTTACTTTAGCTTCGCTTCCGTCCAAATCATCTGTGTTATTCAGATTTTCCTGCATTGCATCTAATTCATATCTAATCGAATATACTAAATCATCAAAATTATCCATGCTTGCAATCCTCCAATTCTTTTGCTAAAATGAAGGTGGACGCTAAACCTCGTAAAATTTACAGTCCACCTGAGCTATCGAAGCTGCAACTTCGGTAGCTCTTTTTCTTTTGCCTATTCATCTCAACACCCCTACAGTCACTACAGCAGCCATAATAGCAATGTATGTTCCGACAAATATTGCAGTAGTTGCTACGGTAAAATCTCTAATCATAAGCCTGCCACCTGTCCCATAGCGTAACCTATGTCATATATCAGCTTAACTACTGTTGCTATAGCCAAAGCAGTTAAAGACCATACACAAGGCTGTTGCTTAATACTCTCTTTCATCACTACTGCTGTTCCTGCTACTTTGATTAATGCTTTCATCTGCTCTGCCTCATTTCTACTATTTCAGTTTCTTTTTTCATCTGCCTAACTATCTTTTGAACAGCGTCAGCTGTTACTCCTGACACTTTCAACAGACATTCTTGCAGTTCTGCTATTTCAGCATTAGCGTTATCTAAGGCTTTTTGTAGCTGCATTACCTCTAATCGCTCTCGATTAGAAAGTTTCGGCTTACCGTACTGATCGGCATATCTCGTAACATCTGATATACGATACCGACCACGTACTACTGTTTTAATACCTGCACTAGCAAGCCATTCTTTTACTGTCCTAGCACTAACGCCCCACGCTTCAGACAGCTCTCTTATTCCAACGTGTGGACATTCTACAATCATTTAACAGCGCTCCTTTTGTTAAGATTTCTTAATTTTTGTGGTAAAAAAATATTTACCAACTTGAGATTGTGGAATTTTCAATAATGAACAAGCCTTAGCGATTTGTGGTTGAGTAAAGTAATGTTTGTTATTCATTTTCAACGAAAGATTAGATGTCGATACCCCAAAAGCCTCACAAAATGCAGTTCTCGTAAGAAATGTTCTAATTATTTTTTCATTAAGCTTTGAATAATCAAATTCCGGATTCATAACGTTCCTCCTTTCTTTTCTGTTTCTAAGACGATTATACTACTTAAGCTTTCTTAAGTCAACACTAAATTTTAGTTTTCTTATTTTATCCTTTACTTTTCTTGATATCAGTGCTATTATAGTTGAAGGAAGGATGATTGCAATGAAAAAAACTGATTTTGCCACTAGGCTACAAGAAGCGTTAGACGTCACAGGCATAAAGCCAGTTGAACTGTCCGAAAAAACTGGATTAAGCCAACCTCTTATTAGCCAATATTTAAAAGGCAAATTTAAGGCAAAACAGAATAATCTCTACAAGATAGCCGTTGCATTAAATGTAAACGAAGGCTGGCTTATGGGATTCGATGTAGAAATGGAACGCCCCACTCCTATTTATATCGATCAGGAAGATAACTATGTATTATCTGATCAGGAAAAAATTCTTATAGATAAGTTCCGCAAAATTGAAGATAATGATAGATATATTGTTATTGGCTTTATTGATGGACTGCTAACTGCAGAAACATCAAAAAATAAAAATGCAGTTTAGGAGCGTGATACTTTGTTATCCAGAACAATCAAGCTTATCGAATGCAACATGAAAGATTTTTCGCCTGGTGAGCTAAATCAAGTGATTGGTTATGTTTTAGGAATCAAGGAGCATCACATTATTACCCAGTGTCCTCGAAGAAAGGGGACGGGCAAGATAATTCTATAAGGATCTTATCTTTCCCCGAGGCTAAATGAAATAAAAAAAGACCGCTACCAAACGCCCGGTAGCAGCCATAACAAAAATAAAATATTTACAACGGCAATGTTAGTATAATATAATCTAATTTCTTAAACAATAAATTTATTT